ACATCCATATTTATTTACAATTAGAGTATTATCAATAAATAAATCTTCAGTAATTTCATTATTTTTAGTAATTCTTAAATATGCATAATAATAAACATTATATGTTGCCCATAATTGATGTTTTTTTGTATAGTTTTATAATGATATTTACTACTAGAATTAATTAATTTAGAATATTGTAATGATTTCCAACTAACATTAATATTTAATAATGAGAGTATGTTAATTAAATAATATTCATTATCATATTTGCTATTATACAAATTAGGACATAATAAATTAGCATAAAATAAAATAATATTAAATTTTTCTTCTGTTATTAGATTATCTAATAATTGTTCGATCATAATAAAAAATTAATAATTATCTTTAAATATAAGTTATATAAAAATATTTAAAGGTATAAAAAACTCCACCACCATTAATTAATTTTTGTTTTTAATATTTTTTCTTGTTCTAATAATTCACTATGTCTATTTTCTAATTTTTCTATCTGTTCTTTAATTCCGGATAATGTTGATTTAATTTTTACTTTTTCTTCATTATCATCAGTAGTTTCTAATAATGATTCTGTTTCTAAAATATTATCTTTTTTTAATTTGATATTATCTTCAATATTTTTCTTAATTAAATCATTTTTACGATACTCATGAAATAATTTGGCTTTTTCTTGATTTTCCATATATGTTTTCATCATTGTATTTAATTCATCATTTGCATATTCTGATGATTCAACTAATTTATCATCATCTTCAATCATAAATGGACACCATTTATTACATTCAGCAACATAAACATTATGATATTCATCAATAGATTGTAACTTTTTAGCATGATTAGATGCTTCTTCATAAGTTTTAAAACATCCTCTAACTTTAAGAGCTAATATATTATTATCAGTTGAATATTCTACTTTTTTTTCATCTTCTACATGTTCATTATTATTATCTACAATTTGTTTAATATTTTTTTTATTAAAAAAAGAAATACAAACAAATTTTTGATCATTTGGATTAATATTATCTTCAGTTAAATAATCTATTTTAGTTGACATATACCATAAATAATATAATAAATCTTTATATAGAATAATAATATAGAATAATAATAATAATATAAAATAATAATAATAAATTATTTTAATTATTATCAGTTGCTTTTGTTCCAACAGATTCATACCCTTGCCATAAAGATGGTTTTTGAAACATTGAATCATATATTTGCGATGGTTTCATGGCATATACTTGATCTATAGTTGGATTATTATTTTCTTTATTTTGAATACAAGTAGTATTATTATTTGGTTTATCATAAGCTTTAGTTAAATAAGATGTAATTAAAATAATACCTAATAAAAGCATAACTATTGAAATATTATATAATAAATGATTCATTATAATATATTATATATTATTTAAATGATGAAATATATTCCCAATGTAAATAATTACATATTTTTTTCCATATTTCATCATTTTCCATTAATTTTTCTGGTGCTTTATGTAAAGAAAAACATTCTAATAAATGATCTAATTCTAATAATTCGCAAAATTTATATAAAACATATGAATAAGATAAAAAGTTTTTTCTTCCTTGTTGTTTAAATTTTTCCCAAGGAATTTCTATTTTTTTAAACATTTTAATAAATATTTTTTCCATGTCTCTAGTAATTTTAGGTGGTGGTAAATTACTTAATTTATTCATAATATAATGAACATGTTCATAATAATTATTATAGCCTAATTTTTTTAAAATTAATTTCATTTTTTTTTTATTAATATTTGTAAAATCAGTTATTCTATTTTTATTAAATTCATCAATAATATCTTTAAAAATAATATCTGGTATTTCTGGTGATTGTTTAGCCTGAAATTGATTTAACCATTCTCTAAAATGATTTATTCTTTGATAAGGTGAATAATCTTTAATTTGTCTATCTTCATCTAATATTATATCTTCCATATCACCACAACAAGGACATAAATAAGCAGATATTGTATAATCTAATATTTTTTCCAAGTTACATTCAAAACAATATTTTATTCTTTTGGTGCCATCATCTAATTGTACTCTAACACCTTCAATACGTTGCCAGTATTTATTAAATAATTCTGCTCTACTAATATCATTTTTATTATCATTTTTATTTTTATTTTTATTTTTATTATTACCTAAAAATTCTAATATATTTTTTGTTTCTTTAATAACTTCATCTTTATTATCTCTTAGTTCATAATATTCAATAATTAAATCACCAGTTTTATCATAATAATCCATTTCATTAAAATTATTTTGTATATTATTTTTTTTTAATTCTAATTTATCTTTTTTATTTAATAAATTAGCTCTATAATTTAAATCATCTAATGTAAACTTTTCTCTGTTTTTTTCAAGTTCATATAAATTATTATCTATAGTATTTAGTTCTTCTAATAAATTATCTATATTATGTTTATCATTATTAAAGTTGTTAATAATTTCTTTATGTTTTTTATCTAAAGTATTTGATTCTTTAATACTTAAAGTTAAATTTTCTTGTTTTTTATTATCAATTTTATTTTTTGATAACATATTTATTATAAATAATATAAATTTACTTTATATAAATTATTTATTAATTTATACTAATTTTAATAATAAATTAATAAATTTTTATTATAAAATAGTATAAAAATATTTAATTTAATATTTTTATAAAATATTTAAAAATATTATAAAAAAAAATATTATAAAAAAAATATATTATAAAAAATGCGATTTATTTTTTTTTTTTCTATATTATAATATATATAAATGGGAGGTGGATTAATGCAATTAGTCGCTTATGGCGCTCAAGATGTTTACCTTACTGGTAGCCCACAAATTACTTTTTTTAAGGTTGTTTACAGAAGACATACAAATTTTGCTGTAGAACCTATTCCACAAACTTTTAATGGTGCATCTGATTTTGGTCGCACTGTTACATGCACAATTAACAGAAATGGTGATTTAATCACTAACATGTATGTTAATATTAATTTACCAGCTGTCACAGGTGTTACTGTTCCATGGGGATATGTTAGACGCCTTGGTCATGCTGTTGTTCAACATTACAAGATTGAAATTGGTGGATCTAAAATTGATGAACAATATGGTGATTGGTTAAATATTTGGTATGAACTTACTCACAAGGTTGGTCAAGAACGTGGTTATGCTAAAATGATTGGTGATGTACCAGAATTAAATAATATTAATACTGTTAATAAACCATCATATCAATTATATGTTCCCCTTCAATTTTGGTTTAACAGAAATAATGGATTAGCACTTCCATTAATTGCTCTTCAATATCACGATGTTAGAATTACTATTGATTTCAGACCTTTTACACAATGTGTAAATTACAAAGCATTTACATCTACTTCATCTGGATTAAGCACATCTTCATTATCATCTGTTAGTATGACTGATGCACAACTTATTATTGACTATGTTTATCTTGATTCTGAAGAAAGAAAGAGATTTGCACAAGCATCACACGAATATTTAATTGAACAACTTCAATTTACTGGTTCTGAATCTATTACTGGTACAAGTAATAAATATAGACTAAACTTTAATCATCCAAGTAAATACCTTGTTTGGGCTACACACTTAAATAACTATGGATCCTCAAGTAATTTTATTTCTTATTCTCCATCTGAAGCTGGATGGGAAAAGGCACGTGAAAGATTTGCCAAGGCTGTATGGTTTATTACTCGTGCCGGTTTAACTGCTACATTATCTGGAAGTGTTTATTTATATTCAGTTACAGATGCAGTTACTTTAAATGAAGTTGTTAATCCTAATGCTGATACAAATGCTATATTATTATCAAATTATGTAGTAGCACAAATGATTTTTAATACTGTACCAATGGATGGAAGCGGTAGTATGACTACTCCAATAACAGCTTCTTCTGTTCTTGATAGTATTGTTGTCCTTGAAAATAACTTTACATATGATTGGTTATCATGGGAATCTGGATATTTAGTATCACAATTATTTACTAATGGTACGCCTTCTGGAACTGCCACTAGTGCATCTGCACAATTACTAGCTATTAATACATTCTTAAATGATATTGCTTACAATGTTACTGATTTATTTAACTATGGAAACTATATTAATGGTACTGATAATCCAGTATGGGAAGCAAAACTTCAATTAAATGGTTCTGATAGATTTCAAGCTAGAGATGGTTACTACTTTAACTATGTTCAACCTTATCAACATTTTAGTAATACCCCAGCTGATGGTATTAATGTTTATTCTTTTGCATTAAAACCAGAAGATCATCAACCAAGTGGATCATGTAACTTTTCTCGTATTGATAATGCAACATTAAATGTTTCTTTTGGTACTGGTAATGCTGCATCTCCTACATATACAACTGATTCAAGATACCTTGGTAATTCTTCATCTAATTTACTCAACATTTATACTGTAAATTATAATGTATTACGTGTGATGTCTGGGATGGCGGGCGTTGCCTACTCTAATTAAATATTTATTTTTTTTTCATCAAAAATTAAGAAGTATATTTTTTTAAATTTTAGTATTTATAATTTTATATCATAAAATTATAAGTAAATCAGTAAAAATACATTAAAAATTTTCATTTTTAAAAAAGTTAATATAAAATAATATTTATGTAATATATAGGTGTAAATTAGTAGTATAATAAAAAAATTGATTTAAAATTAATTTATATTATAATTTATATAACTATAATATGATATGTTTAGGAAAAAATAAAAAAGGTGTACAATGTACATTTAAACCAACAAAAGATAATGATTATTGTAAACTACATCAATCATATAAAAAAATGATTGAAATAACAACAAAAGAAAATAAAAAATTATGTAATAATTGGGTACGTGGTTGTTGGAATATATTATATGATGATTATGCAAGATGTTTAGATTGTAGAAAATATGAAAGAGAAAAAGATAAAGAATTACGAAATAAAAAAAAAGAAAAAGCAATAATATATAATAATAAAATAAATGATACAATAAATGATACAACTAATAATACAATAAATGATACAACTAATAATACAATAAATGATACAATAAATGATACAATAAATGATACAACAAATGATACAATAAATGATACAATAAATGATACAATAAATGATATAATAAATGATACAACTAATGATACAACTAATAATAAAATTATTACATTTATGTGTATTACATGTAATAAAATTGTTGATATACTTAAAAATAATAAATGTAATAAATGTTATTTAGAAGCATATAATACCAATAAAAATAGAAATCCAAGAGATATATTTTTATCAAAATTATATGAATATAAATCAAGTGCAAAAAAAAGAAATTTACAATTTAATTTGACTAATAAACAAACATTAGATTTATTTAAATTAAATTGTTATTATTGTGATGAATTAGAAACAATTAACGGTATTGATCGTATTGACTCTACTAAAAATTATGATCAAAATAATGTAGTTCCGTGTTGTACACAATGTAATATTATGAAAAGTACATATAATCAAGAATTATTTTTACAAATTTGTGAACATATAGCAACATATAATGAATTGTATGATGGTATAATTAATTTTGATATTTTAAATAATACAAAAAATAGTAGATATTCTGAATATAAAAGATGTGCTGAAAAAAGAAATATATTATTTAATCTAAGTAAATTTAAATTTATTAAATTAATTAGTAATACATGTTATTATTGCGGTGTTGCTGATATAACACATTATAATACATATGGTGCAGGAGGTATAGATAGAATTGATTCAAATAAAAATTATGATATTGATAATTGTGTATCATGTTGCGGTACTTGTAATTTGATGAAAAATATATATAATAAAGATGAATTTTTAATAAAATGTTTACAAATTACATTAAAAAATAAACTAAAAAGTTCTTATAAAAAAGAAAATTTTATTGATAAATTTTTAGAAATTAAAAATAATTCTAAAATTAATATTAAACTTGATGATGATGAAATATGTAATAAAAAAAATACTGAAAAATTTCTTATTGATTCATTCTATAAATTTCTGAAAGAAAGAAAAAGACCCATCAAAAGGATTTTTATGCATTCTAAAGAATACTATCTAAATAGAATGTGGTATGGTAATATTGATGATTTACAAAAAATTAAAATTAAATTAATAATTGCAGATAATGAAGAATTAATGGATATGTGGAATTATTATAAATTTACTGTTTCATCATTAAAATTAACTCAAAATTCACATTTAGTTGGAAGACAAATATATTTATTAGTTGCTGATGAAGTAACTAGTAAATATTTAGGTGTTATATCATTAACATCAGATTATATGTTTTTAGAAGCTAGGGATACATTTATTGGTTGGAATTTTGAAGATATTACAACTAAATTAACATATATAATGAATATATCAACATGTGTACCATTACAACCATTTGGTTTTAATTTTACTGGTGGTAAATTATTAACTAAATTAGTTTTTTCTGAACAAGTTCAAACTATATTTAGAGAAAAATATAATCAAAAATTATTAGGTATAACTACTACAAGTTTATATGGTAAATCTATACAATATGATCGTTTAAAAGAACTTAAATTTGTTGGATATACTAAAGGTAATTCAGTATATAAATTTCCTTCTGAATTTGTTAAACAATGTAAGACATATTTACAAGATTATTATAAATCATCACCAAATAAAAAACTACATATTATTAGTACTACATTACAAAAATTAAAATTACCAAAAGATGAATTTATGTCAGCAAATCCTAAAGGTGTATATTTTGGATTTATTTATCCGGATGCAAAAGATTTATTATGCAATAAAATAGATAATATTAAAGATATAAAATTACCATCAATTGATGATATTTTTAATGATTGGCTCAGTAGATGGGCACAACAACGATATAATAATTTAATTACTAATAATAAATTTATTGAATATGTAAAATTAACTTCAAAAGATAGAACAAAAAAATCAATTGATAAATTAAAAGAAAAAATTGGTATTGATGAATTTAATAAAAGAAGTAAAAAATATTATAAAAATAAAAAAAAAATTAATTTATAAAATATACTTTTCTATTAAATTTTTTTCATCATAATTAACAGAATTAATATTATTAGGATATATTTTATTTATTTCTGGATATCCAATTAAATTAAATCCACGTGTAGATTTATTTATTATAGTATTATTATCTTTATGTAAAATATTATGCATTAAATTATTACTACTATCAGTACCATCATATAATACCCACCTGTATTCATCATATCTTTCTTGATAAACAATTAAATTACCTTTATTTAATACCGGACGATTTAATATATTAATTATTTCTTTTTCAGTTTTAGTTAATAGTTCACCAATTTTATTATGTAAGAAAAAATTAAAATATTTTTTAAAATAATTTTGAATTGTAGTATCATTATCATTATATATATTTTGTATTATATATAGTATCTCACTTGGTGGCTCTAATCCACCCATTATTTTTAATTTATTTGTAAAATTAATTGGATCTAATATTTCTTTAAATTGATCAAATATTTTATTAAATATTGTATCTTTAGTATAATCATTATCACTAAATAATTTTGTACATGATAATTTAAATTTATCTTTATTATCTGTATATTTAGAATCAAATAAAACTAAATGTCCATAATTAGGTATATAATAATTATAATTATTTATTTCAAAAATCCAATATGATATATTAGTATTTTCAACATATAAATCTTTAATATAAAAATTTTGTGCTAATGAAATATTTTCAAAATATAATTCTTCTTTTTGAAGCACCGCAAAAATATATACAATTTGAAATAATATAATTTCCCATACCTTAATAGTATGATAACCAGTTGATATCATTTTACTTACTGTTCCAAAAGATTCATATACTGGTGACATCCATGATATAATATTAGTATTTGGCGCTTCTGTTACTAATATTAATGTATTATTAGATGATAATGTTAAATCTAATTTATTTTCATATAAAACTTGTAATATATATTTTTTAATAGTTTCATAATCCATTAAATCATTATATTGTTTTTTAATATTATCAACTTGAAAAATAACTAATGGATATGTTGTACTATATTCAGATAATATACTATAATATTCATTAATTTTAGTTGGATCATTTATATCTATTAATAAAAAATTAATATTGGATAATAATGAATCACTAACAATATTTTGCCATTCAGAAATAAAACTATCTGATAAATTAGAAAAACAATAAATATTTATTGTTTTTTTATTCAAAAAACTTAGATTTGTAGTAGCAGTTAAATTATGTAAAGTATTAATAGTTTTATTAGTAGTTATTACTCCATTATTTTTAATATCATTAAATTCATCCCAATTAATATTTTTATTTACATCAATTTTATCAAATATTATAGAAATAAAATTAGGGGATATTTTCTTTTTAATTAGTTCTTCTCTAACATGATTATAATATTTAATTTCACGCCATAAATTAAATTTTTCTTTGTTAATTTTATTATTAATTTTTTCTGCATTCATTTCACCTAATGACATGTTATACAATCTAATATTTAATCCTAATGCATTTTTTGCAATTTCTATATTATTTTTATTTTCATTATATCTTATTGGATATGCTGCTCTATATAACATAAAATCATTCGATAAATCTTGATAAGGATTCTTATTTAATGTATATGGATTTAAATCAATTAGTTTTAAATATGATAATAATGTATCAGCACCACCAGTTTGGGAATAAATATTATTTTTTATAAATTCTGATAATTGTATACGTTCATATGTTGAATTAAAATTTAAATTAAAAGGATCACCAGGTAATACATCTTCAAAAACACGATTAATAGTGGTATGATTCATTAATGGATTAGCTAGACTAATATTATATATTTTTTGAATTGGTTCTGAATATATTGGATTTTTAATTGATCCATATGGTAATACATTTGCTACTTCACCTTGATTATCATATAATGGAATAAATGCAGGTGGATATTGAGGTTTTGTATTTTGTGGTTTGGATGTATCATATATTGTTTGTTCTAAAATTATTGGTTGTGTATAATTTGTTGGATTTTCCATTTTTTTTTTATTATATACATTTTTTTCATCATTTGTTGTAAATGGTGTATTTTTTTCTGTTTTATATGGTTGTTTATTATTTTTATCATAACCACCTTCTTGAATATTTATATCATTTTCTGTAGTTTTATTATTTTCTATTTTTTGATTATAACCACCATAAATATGATTTACTAATGTATCTTGTTTACCTAAAAATGTATGTGCATTTTTTGATAATTCGGTATGTATTAAATTATTTTTAATAAATCTTACTTGTGTTACATTTTTATTTGTGTTATCATTTTTATTTACTTGATTAATATTATGTGTTTTATTTACCGGATTATGTGTTGAATTAATATTACGTGTTGAATTAATATTACGAGTTGAATTAATAGCACGTGTTGAATTAATATTATGTGTTGAATTAATAGCACGTGTTGAATTAATAGCACGTGTTGGATTAATATTACGTAATGAATTAATATTACGTGTACCAGTGAAATTATTTTTTTTAATTATTTTATCTGATTTTTTTGTTGTAAATTCTTCAAATATCTTATCATTTAATACATTTTCAATATTATTCATATGTCTTATATTATCAATGAAAATATTTATTTCAGAATTAAAATTTATTATTTTTTTTAAATCATTAATAAAATAAATTAAATCATATAATGTATTTCTTTCGGGTTTATGTAATTTATATTCATCAATATCAGTTATTATTTCACAGTTATTATTATTAATATTTGTATCTGTTGTAGAACTTGCATCATCTGTATTAATATTTATAGTTGCATATTCAAAATTAGTTATTTTAATTTCAAATTCTTTATTAGGAATATAAAATACTTGATTATTTACTATATATTCATTTATTTTATTATCAAAATGATTATTAATACCAACAAATATATTACTACAATTTAATTTATTATGAAAAAAATCAGGAAATTTTTGTTGAATTATAAATAGAGTATGTATAATTTGAAATAAAATTATTTTTATATCATTACATTTTATAATATAATCTTTTAATATTAATATATTATCATAATAATTCTCTCTAATTTTAATAAAACAATTTTTATTTTTATCTATTTTATTTGTTATGTTATTATCTATATTAATTATTAAATCTTTAATATTATCTAATTTTATTTCAAAATTTAATATAGGAAGTAATATATGTTTTGTTTTATTTTTTAAATATAATTCACTTAAAATATACGATAACATATTATCATTTTCTTCTTTTGCATTTTTCAGTGTTATTTTAATTAAAGCTGTATATAATTCATCAATTTTTTTAAAATAAATAAAATTTTTATTAGTATAAAATAATTGTAATTTAGATTTTAAAATATCATCTAATAATTGATTAGATATTTTACCTTTTGGTACTTGAATATCATCAGATTTTATCTTATTAATATCTATAGACTTTATATTATATTGAGATTCATTATTTATAAAATCATAAAGTAAACTTATTTTTTCTTCTAAATTTATACTCATATTAAAAATTAATAGAAAATAATTATAATTTATTATTTATTTTACAAAATAAATAAAAAAGTTAAATAAATATTTATTTTGAATAAACTTAATATATATATATAAAAACTATTCATGTAAATAATATTATGGATAATGAATTTATAAATCATGATATTGAAAATTTAGCATTAATTGGAGGTCCAGGAACTGGTAAAACAAAATTAATAATAGATTATTGTATTAATAAATTTAATAAATATCAAAAAAAATTTTTAATTATTACTTTTTCTAATAAGGCTATTAATGATATTATAAATAAAGGAAATCAAATACAAAAAATATTTACTACAACAAATGTAAAAACTATTAATTTATTAGCAACAAATATTTATAAAAGTTTATTTAATAAAACATCAACTAGTACAAATACAATAATATTAGCATTATATAAAAGTTTATTAAATTTAGATATTTCATTAAATTCTATTAATTATTTAAATAATTATAATTTTATAATTATTGATGAAGCACAAGATATTAATGAAAATCAGTATAATTTAATTAAATTAATTTCAAATAAATTAAATATCCCATTAATATTAGTTGGTGATCCAAATCAACATATTTATCAATTTCAAGGTAGTGGTAATAAATATTTATTAAATCATACAAATAAAATAATTTATTTAAGTGAAAACTTTAGATCATCTGGTCAAATTGTTGATTTTACTAATTATTTAAAACCAAATAGTCTATTAATGGTACCAACAAAAAATAATGGTATTAAACCAATTATTTATAGTAAATCAATTAATAATATATTAAATAATATTATAAAAGAATTAAATAAAAAAATATATAATTTAAAAGACATTGCTATAATTGGTCCAATTAAAAAAATGAAATATAATGGTTTAGATTTAGAATTAATAACTAATCATTTAGACAAAAATAATATAAAATATATTGTACATTATACTAATAATAATACAAATACTAATGAATATATTGATGATCATGTTAATATTTTAACTTGTCATGGTTCAAAAGGTTTAGAATTTAAAAAGGTATTAATTATTAATTATTCTATATTTAGTAAAATAGAAACAAAACAACAATATAATGATTTAAAATATTTATGGTATGTTGCATTAACTCGTGCACAAGAAGAATTAATAATTTATATTGATAAAAATATTTTTCCAGAAATCTTAAATGTTCCAACTATTTTATATAATATTAATGGTAAATTAGATGTAAAAACAGATATTAATTTTAAATCTGATATTAATTTAATTAATGAAATAGATTATATAAATTTTAATTTTAATTATAAAATAAAAACTGAAAAATTATATGAAATTGAAAATATTATTGAATATAATAATATAAATAAATTATTTATATATTATTATAAAAATAACAATATAGATAATAATGAAAATAACAATATTGAACTTAATAATATTCAAGACGAAATTAAAAATATAAATAATGAATATTTAGAAAATATAAATTTATTATCTAAAAAATATACTAATTTAAAATTTAATATACCTACTAAACATAATCATTTAAATTTAGAAGGAATGATTGATATTTTACAAGGAAATAAAATAATTAAATTTATTAATAATATTGATATTAAATATATAATTGAAGTATTATTAAATTATAATAATTTATTTAATGATTGGTCAGTAGATAAAGAATTAGAATTATGGAATTTACATACTGGTATTAAATATATTATATATTTTGATAATACATTAACTAATTGGAAATTAAATTGTTATATTTGTAAATTACTAAATATTAAAATGAATAATAATATATTTTTATTAGATTTAGAAACAAATACTAAAGATGAAAGTATTCCTTTTACTGAACCATCTAATGTTGAAATTATAGATCGATATGTATATGAATATAATTTAAAATCATGTGTTTCTGATGGATTAATTAAATGTCAAACAGAATTAAAACCATTTATATCACAATTAACAGGAATAACTAATGAAGAATTAAAAAATGGTGATAATAATACTGATAAATTTAAATTAGAAATGAAAAATATAATGAAATATTGTAATAAACCAATATTTATTGCACATAATGGTTTTAGATTTGATTTTAATATTTTATTTTATTATAATATTTTAAATAAAGAGCAAATAAATATATTAGATAGTATGTTATTTTTAAAATTATTTATTCATAATTTACCTTCTAATAAATTAATAGATATTTATAATCATGTATGTACTATTTATAATAATATTGAAACTAATGCTATACAATCTCATCGTGCACAAGGTGATACAATAATGATTGATACTATTTGTAGAAAAATTAATTTAACATTTATTGATTTTAATAAAATGATAAATTAAATATTGTTTATCCAATCCATATTTTTATCATAACCTAGAAAAAAATCAATTGTTTCAGCTTTAATATGTACTTGTATACTACATTTAGTATTACATCTTTTATTTCGTGGTAATTGTCTAATATTATTATTAATTTCAATAATTTTTTTTATAATTTCAGAACTTTCCATCTTATGAACATTATTATTTAATTCCATTTTTTTAATAAATAATTCTTTATTTATTTTTGGTCGATGACAACCCCAAATATTTCCATATTTATTTAAATCTTCTATTATATCAATAATTTTATATCTAAATAATTTTTTTTTATCATATATGGTTCGTTGATTTATTGTATCAAATAATTCTAATCTTTCTTTATCTGTTTTAATATGCCATATAATACATGGTACATTTTGTATAGGATATATATTTTTATTAAATAATATTTTATATGCTTCTAATCGATGTTGTCCATCAATTATTAGATATATATTATTCTCTAATGCAATATGAATTGGATCATAAAAATAAAAATTTTGTTTTTCTGCAAAATTAATTTCCATATTTTGTACAATTTTTTGTACATGTTTATTATCAATTGACCTTTGTAGCTCCCATATATTTATAAAATGCAAACCATTCCATTTTATAAATCCAAATTCAGCATTATTAGTATTATTATATTTTATTTTTTTTATAATATAATTACTTAAACAATCAATAATATTATCAGATAATGAATTATTACTATTATCTGATTCATTATCTGATTTTTCATTATAGGATGATTCATTATCTGATTGTTCATTATCTGATTTTTCATTATCGGATGATTCATTATCTGATTGTTCATTATCTGATTGTTCATTATCTGATAATTCATTATCTGATTTTTCATTATCATTTTTATTTATATTTGGTATAAAATTTAATTTAATTGTATTTGATTTTTTATCTTTATTTTTTTGTTTATCAAGTTCATTAATTACATTATTTAGATTTGTATATTTTTTAAATAATACATTAAGCATAATAATTAATAGTTATAATAATAAAAAATTATAATGTCAATTTTTTTATATAGTTAAATAAATTATTTATACATAATATGTTATTCTTTGATGAATTATATCATAAATATATTCTTTATTATATTTAGTAGTTGTATGCCAAATAATACATGGAACATTTTGAATAGGATATATATTTTTATTAAATAATGTTTTATATGCTTTTAAACGATGATAACCATCTATCATATAATAATTATTATTTTCACATGCAAAATGAATTGGTTCATAAAATATAAAATTTTTTGTGTTTTTATAATTTCTTTCCATATTTTTTATAATATTTTTAACATGAATATTATTAAGTGTATGTTGTAATTCACATATTTTTATAAAATGTAATCCATTCCATTGTATAAAACTAAAATCCGCATAATTATTGTATTTTATTTTATTTTTAATATAATTATTTACACAATCTATATAAATTATATCATTATCTAATTCTTTATTAATATACAATTCTTGATTAATATATGTTTCATTATCTATATTATTATATGATCCGGATTCCGAAATAGTATCAGAATTAGAATGATTATCGGAATTATTATTTGAATCATTATCGGAATCATTATCAGATTCTTCATCACTATTATCAGATTCATCATCACTATTATATGATTCTTCATTATCTGATTCTTCATTATCGGATTCTTCATTATCTGATTCTTCATTATCGGATTCTTCATTATCTGATTCTTCATTATCTGATTCTTCATTATCTAATTCTTCATTATCTGATTCTTCATTATCGGATTCTTCATTATTACAGTATTCATTATCTGATTCTTCATTATTAGATTCATCAATAATATTAAAAAATAATTCATTAAAAAGTATAAATTCTTTTATTATTTTAGACAGTATTATATATAATTTATTTATTATTGTAATTAGTTCATTAATCATTATAATTTTATAGTAATTCTTAATAATATATTATATTATCAATTTTTTATAATATTGTTATATTTCAAATTTACCTATATTTCTAATTTATCTAAATTATATTCATATTCTTGACCATTATTATATAATGTAAATAAATAAAATAGCCTAATACAATAAGATTCAAAATGAATAATAGCACGTGTTCCTTGTGATAAGCGTTGTTCAAATATTGATGTTATTTCAATAATATTAATTTTTAATTTTAAATTTGATATATTTTTTAATAATTTAATCATTAAATTTCTAATAATATATTGTGATGAAATATTAGTAATAAATAAATTATAAAAAATTTCTCTTATTTTTTTTATTACTGATATAAATTTTTTTGGATTATAATTTGCTTTATTTAAAATAATATACGCCATTTCATCAATTAATTTATTCCATATATTATCATATGATATACCATATTTTTTTAATTCTAATAACCATATAGAATGATTTAATTTATTTTCAGAATTTATAATAATATCTTTTAATTCAGACAATGATACATTAATTTTTTCTTTTTCTGAAATAATTAATAATGTTTCTAAAAGTTGATCATTTGTAGGTAAGGGAACTCGTAATAATATACATCTACTTCTTATTGGTTCAATAATTTTGGATAATTGATCACAAACAAATATAAATTTACATATATCTGAATATTTTTCCATTGTTCTTCTTAATGAAGCTTGTGCATAATAAGATAAATTATCTAATTTGTTAATTATAACAACTTTAAATAATTTTTTATATTTTAAAATATTTAATGGTTCTGTTTTTGCGTAATTTTGTATTATTTCTTGTATTAAATATTTATCAAATCCATTTGAGTTTGGTTCTATAATAATGTGATATTTACTCTGTTTAATTGTTACATTTGTTTTAGTATTACAATAACTATTAATATTATATTCAACATCTTTAAGTTCTATAAAATATTTACCATATATTTTTTCTAATAATAAATTTATTAAATATTCTTTATTACTATTTAAATTACCATAAACTATTAAATGTTGAAAATTAGAATATTTCCATGTTTCTTTTTCTAAATTTGTAATAATATTACAAAATTCTGCATGTGGTTTGTTCATTATTTCATCCATATTATTATAAATTAAATTATGTGAATCAAAACTATCAATTACTTTATTTATAATATTATAATTATATACTAAACTATTTGCTAATTCATAATATTTATCAACTAAAAACATTTAGATATTAGTTTAAATACTTTTTATATTTTTAAATAATAATATATCTATAATTTAATAATGAATGATAAAAAAACGTCATCTATAATAAATGACAATATAATAAATGACAATATAATAAATGACAATATAATAAATGACAATATAATAAATGAAAAAATAACAGCTTCTATAATGTTAGGTGCTTATTTAGATACTATTGGATTTAAAAATGGTAAATGGGAATTTAATTATTTTCATGCTATATTAACTATTGAACAAGCTAAAATTGTATGGTTAGATATAATTAGTGAATATTATTCATTAGGTGGTCCAGATCTAAATATTAAAAATTGGAAAGTTAGTGATGATACAATGTTAATGATTGCAACTGGTAAAGCTTGTTTAAATAATGGTGGATATAATAATTATATTAGTGAATATTTAAATATTTATGATAATTTGATAAAAGAAGAACGCTATGCAGGAAATAAAACAATTGAAAGTTTATCATTATTAAAAAAAAAAAAATTAGATATTGAGGATTTACCAAGTGATCAAAATATGGGTGGCAATGGTGCGGCTATAAGAACTTGTATAATAGGTATTAAATGGTATAATAATGAAGATAAAATTATTGAAGAATCAATAATTGCATCACGTATAACTCATAATTTACCATTAGGATTTTTAGGCGGTATGGTTTCTGCTTTATTTACATCATATGCAATTCAAAATATACATCCATGGTTATGGGTTGATAAATTATTAGAATTATATTATTCAAAAAAAATATATAATTATTTAAAAAAAAATAAAATATTTGATTCATTTAATGAAATTAAATATTTTTTTTCTTTTTGGTTAAAATATAATGAAGAAAGATTATCACAAATGAATTTTAGAGGAAAACAAATATTTACTTTTCCTGATAATAAATTAAATGATTTAGTACAATATTCACCAATATATACAGATAATAAAAAAAAAAATCAATTTCAATGGGCAAATGTTGGTGGTACTGGAATAGATGTATTAATATGGGCATATGATGCACTATTACTATCTATAATTCCAGATGAAAAAAATTATATTGATTTAGATATAGAATTTAATAATGATAATGAATTCAATAATAAATCTAATATTAAATATAGTTTTAATACTTTAGTATTTAATTCATGTATTAATATTGGTGATAGTGATTCAATTGGTATGATTGCTGGTTGTTGGTATGGTGCACTTAATGGGTTTAATGGTATAGATAAAAATAAAATGAAAAATCTTGAATTTTTTGATGAATTAGAAAAATTATCAAAAAATATTATAAATGATTTATAAGTTATTATTATTTATAAATTAACAGCTTTTTTTAGACCTTCAAGTGTTCGAGGTCCATTATATTTAGTTATATTTGTTCCATTATCAATTATAATAGTTGGATACCCTTCTATATTATATTTAGTACACAATTCTTTATTTTTATTATCATCACATTTAATATCAAATGCTTCAACATTATCATTAATTTTAATAGAATTATAAAATGTATTCCATACTGGTTGAAATTGTACTGAATAACCGCACCAACTAGTATTAAAATTATATATTTTTATTTTTGTATTTGTTATTATTGATCTTAAACCTTCAAAAGTTCTTGGACCATTATAATCTTTAATAGTTGTATTATTAATAATAATTATAGATGGATAACCTTTGATTTTATATTTATTACATAAATCTTTATTTTTATCATTATCACATTTTATATCTAGTATATTATAATTTAGTTTTTCTTGCTCTGATAAACTATTAGTAAATTTATTCCATACTGGTTGAAATTGAATTGAGTAACCACACCATGATGTATTAAAATTTAATATATTAGTTTTATTATTATCTATCATAATATTATTTACTTTAGTATCAGATAAATTTAATGCTTTACGTAAACCTTCTACTGTTCGTGATCCTGAATATGGTATAATATGATCATTATCAATTATCATAACAAATGGATAACCTGGAATGTCATATTTATTACATAATTCTTTATTTGATTCATTATCACATTTAACATTAATAGGATTTATTTTATTTAATTCATCATTTGATAATGATAATACAAAGTCATTCCATATTGGTTCAAATTTTTTAGAATATCCACACCATTCAGTATTAAAATTATAAATTATTATTTTATTATTAGTATCTGTTTTATTGGTGTTTAAAGGTATATTCATTTTAATTAGTGCATTATGTAATCCATCAACTGATCTAGGACCATCATATATAATAATATTATCATTTGTATTAATTAAAACTGTTGGATATCCTGGTATATTATATTTATTACATATATTATTATTTTCTGATTTATCACACTTAATATCTAATGCTGTAACATTTTTATAATCTTTAATACTTTTAGTAAATTCGTTCCATGTTGGTTGAAATTGCTTACAATATCCACATGTAGTAGAACTAAAATTATAAATTGTAATATTATCAAAATGTTCTATATTATTAAGTTGTTCTATATTATTAAGTTGTTCTATATTATTAAGTTGTTCTATATTATTAAGTTGTTCTATATTATTAAATGTATCTAGAGTACAAGTATTATTTACATTATTAAAAAATATATTATAAATAATATATAATATTATAAAAACAATAATAATAAATATTATATTATTAATTTTTTCCATTTATAATATAATAGAAATAATTTTATAAAAATATATAAGTTTTTTTTCTATATTATAATATATATAATAATAATGTTTAAAAATAATACTAACAAAACTAGATATGAAGATTTAGAAATTATTTTTGGAGATACAGCACATAATAAAAAAGGTTCATTTATCATGAATATTCTTTATGATAATATTTGTAAACATAAAAAACATGAAAGATACACATCAAATGAACTTAGATATAATATCTGTACAATTAATGAACTAGATTCACGTTTACATAAGGATTATTATAGTAAACCTAATCATCCAGTACCTGATTATAGTAATTCAGAGTGTCAAAAAGAAAATTATGTACATAGTGAAATTAGAGAATTTGCATTCCATTATACTTTCCATGCAACTGCATTTAATAATTATATAATGACTAATGGAAATGATAATGATGTATATAATAGTAAACATAAAAAATTATTAGAATTAGTAAAAAAATATTCAAATCAACATTATAATGTTGCTTCTATAGAATACTTTAAACAACAATTAATTAATTTAATATTTTGCATTTTGGATGATAATAATAAACAATTACAAATTCCAAATTGGGATAAAGCTATAAAAATTTTATATTGTCATGATCAACACAGTGACCTATTATCAAATTATCAACTTGACTTTTTAAATAATTCAACTGAGGGATCAATACCACCAAGTGGTTCAATTAGCTCTTCTTCCTCACGAAACACGGACTATCATAATACATATGACAATAAAAGAAGTTATGATGCAGAAGGAAATAATTTTGATACAGAAGGAAATGATTCTGATACAGAAGAAATTGAATCTGGTATCTTAGCTAATCGTTCACAATACCCAGATCAAGAACAACCAGAACTACAAACACAGCAAAAACAACAAACACAGCAAAAACAACCAGAATCACAACGACAATCATTCCAATTATTGCAACCTGACACAAACGATACTGCAAATATGCCAGAATTACAATTATTAAAAAAGAAAGTACGCGCAAAAAAACAACCCCCAACCTGGAATAGTGACACAGAAATTATGAGAGATCCAGAATTTACAAAACCATTGACTATTCCCTCTGAAAAATCTGACAGATCAATTTTATCACAACTCCCATTCGGGTTGATGAATAGAGACAAAAAAAATGTAAGACAACTTGATGAAACACCAACAAATTTAGGTCGACAAAATATGATAAATGACAGACAAGAATCATCAGCACGTTTTAGATCACAAATTACTTTAGATGATGAGGATGACCAGTTCAAGTATAACAGAAGAACAACGGGAGAAACCGCTAAGGAAGCAGCTAAAAGAAAAAGTGAAGCGAGAAAACAATCACAATTTTTAACAACACGTAATTTAGAAAACTCTAGACAATTAGCCGATGACGAAACCAAATTACAAGAGGCCCTAAATCGCAAAAAGTTGAGAAAGGGTCTACAAAAGGTTCCACCAGAGGTTCTACAAGATAGTCTACAAGATAGTCTACAAGATAGTCTACAAGGTGGTGCATATCCTTCACTACATGCGTATTTATATTTTAATGTATTATTTCCTTTTATTTTACCTTATAACTTTAGTGGTAGTAATTATAATTCTAATTCATTATTTAGCTTTAAAATTACAAGTGCATTATTACATAAATTATTAGAAGCTACAACTAAAATTAATGCTACAGTTTCTTCCTTTTTTAATGAAGCTGAAGATACTAATAAATGTCAATATTTTAGATTAACTAATGATATAAGTAAATTATGGATGATTGATCCAAATACAAATGAACTTGTTGATATTAGTTTATCATCAGAATATATAAAAACATATTTAGGTAATAATGAAGAACAATTATGTAAAAAATTAGGATATAATGATGTAACTACATGTACACAATATTTAACAGATTGTATTACTAATAATAATGATAATGATATTAATAAATGTAAAGTTTTTATGACAACCCCCGATTATTGGTCTAAAATTAAATTAGAAATTGAAAATATAAATCCAGTATTAGCTAAAATAACACTTGAAAAATTTGGATTTAAAATAATAACTGAAACTGATGAAAATTCACAACAATTATTAAAGAAATTTGAATCATATACAAAATGGATTAAAAATTTACATGAATTATCCCAAGATTCATCTAATAATTTATCTACTACAGAATATGATAATATTAGTAATAATATACAATTAAAAGGTTATTTAGAATTATTAGTTAATAAAATTAATTCAAATCCATCAATTTTAAATCCTAATTTTGTTTGCAATATATCAAATAATTTAAATCAAGATACAAATCAATTTAAAGATACTAGATTATATGCATATGGATTGCAAAGTATTGGTAGTACTAGATATGATAATTTAAATAATAATAATACTAATATTGATAGAGTAGTTAATTATGTAAGAAATAGAACAAATACATTTATAAATTTAGTTAATATGTTATTAATGAAAAATCCATTTGGACATTATAATATTCATATGATTGGTGGTGGTATTGATAATAATACTAGTATTTTAACAGAATTTCAACCATCTCATGAAACTTTAAATGATGTATTTAATGGATTACATAAACATTTAAAAGCAAAAAATAAAAGTATTATACCAGCTGATTTAAATGCTATACAATTAGAATTAGATACATTACGAAAATCAGAATCTAAATTAATTAAATTAATATCATATTTAGAAAAATATATTGATATTACAGATACATATAAACAAAATGATCCAGATAATGTATTAACAGTAGATCATATTATTGCATTTGCTGATAAAACAAAACATACAACTAATATATTAACACAATCACAACAAAAATTATTTGATTTATTAGAAACTATTGCAAAAAAATTATAAAATGTATTAATAAAATAATAGTTTTTATAATTAATAAATAAATTATAAAATGTATTAATAAAATAATAGTTTTTATAATTAATAAATAAATTATAAAATGTATTAATAAAATAATAGTTTTTATAATTAATAAATAAATTATAAAATGTATTAACAAAATAATAGTTTTTATAATTAATAAATAAATTATAAAATGTATTAAAAAATATTTTTTATAATTAATTAATATGGGAATTGGATTATTAACATTAGTTTCTGTAGGAAAAGAAAATATATATTTATCAACACAACCGGAAATTACATTTTTTAAAATTGCGTATAAAAGATATACTAATTTTTCTACTGAAATGGTAGCACAATATTTTAAAACTATTCCAGATTTTAGTCGTAGAGTAACTGTTAATATATCTAAAAATGCTGATTTATTAGCAAATTGTTATTTATATGTAAATTTACCAGATATAATTACAAGTAATTCTTCTATTTTACCACCTAATATTAAACAATTTGCATGGAATAAAAAAATAGGATTATCATTAATTAATTATGTAGATTTAGAAATTGGCGGAGTATTAATTGAAAGAAACTATAATGACTGGTTAAATATATGGTATGAATTAACTACTACTAATGGAAAAAAAAAAGCTTATGATAAATTAATTGGTAATGTAGAATTATTAACTAATTTCTCAAATGGTAAAACATCATATATATTATATATTCCTTTAAATTTTTGGTTTTGTCAAGATTCTGGTTTAGCTTTACCATTAATAGCAATGACACATAATGATATTAAAATTCATGTACAATTTAATGATTTTAATAATTGTTATTTACAATCACCTACTACATATATGCATGTATTAGAACCATTTTGTTTATTTCAAAAAGGTGAACTAATTACACAAAATATAAATGGTATAATATCTGTAGGTGAATTTGTATATTTTGATTATGCAAACCAAAATATATATTATAATCAAATTAAAGGTGAATTTCAAATACCGCCAAATAATAATAATATTAGATATATTTTAACTGGTACAACTAGTTTATTTATAGTAAATATTGTTAGTGGATCTAATATTATACAAGATGAAGATTATTTTAGATTTAATACTCCTTCATTATTAGATGCTTATTTATTAGTAAATTATATTTATTTAGATAATGAAGAACGTTTTAATTTTATTAATAAATCACATCAATATTTAATCACTACTGTTCAAAATATTCAAGAAATGTATGCATATAGTAGTAATGTATCTTATAAAATACCATTTATTAATCCAAATAAAATCATTTTTTGGCGTTGTCAATTAGATTCTAATTATCAAGCAAATGATTTATTTAATTATTCATTATATCCAATTGGAACACAAACAGATACAATAATAGAAAAAGAGTCATTAATATTTAATTCAATTGAAAGAATGCAATTAAATAATAATATTCATTATACTAATTTACAAATATATTTAAATAATTTTTGTTCATCACAATTTGGAATTAATATGTATTCATTCTGTTTAAATCCATTAGAATATCAGCCATCTGGATCTATTAATTTTTCACAAATTGATGATATGTATATACAATTTACATTAAATAAAAATATTAATTATCAAAATACAGTAAATATTATAGCTTATGGAATACAATATAATGTATTTAAAATTAATAATGGTTTAGGTGGATTAGCTTTTTATTTATAATAATTTATTTTATAAAGTTAAATATATACAAAATGACATTTAAAAATAAATGGCGGTGGAGATTTTTTAATTTAAAGAAATATTATCTTAATAATAGTTAATTTTTAAAAATTTTTAAATATTTTTTATTAACTAAATTACATTTATATAGATCAGTTAAATAATTAATAAAA